AACATTACCGTAAACAAATTCATCTAATCTCACTCTGGCCAATTCAACTAATGGATGAGTTTTATATTTCCATTTACTAGAACTTTTTTGATATTGAGAAATGAATGTATCGTATGGATTCCTTATCAAGTAGACAAATGGAGTTGCACACAACATCTTCTGACTTGGGATGAAGCTTTCTTCTATTCTTAGCCCATGATCTATGAGACTATTAACCTCAAGATCATCTAACATAATTTTTAACCAAGTTCTTCCTGAACTTGGGAAAGAATAAATTCCAATCATAAAAAAATAGCCCCAGAAATGAATCTGAGGCTATTTATTAAATTACTAACAGAGACAACTGCCGTCATGTTTTTCTACAGCTTCCTCTGGTAGAGGATCGCCACAAACAGGACAATAGCTAGGTGGTTCATCATAAGGCATCTGCACCACTGTTTCCGCCTCGCAATGTGGACATTCGATTTTGTAATTCATAAAATCTCCTTAAAAATCAATTTCACAGGCACCGCCAGCACAAGCAGCGGCCCCAAGTGTATCTACATCTGTAAACTTTTTCTCTGACAACTCAGAAATCCAGTCAATCTGCTGATAAGAGCGTTCGATCTTTTGCCACTTATGAATAAGATGAGCATCTTTCAAACAGTATTCAGTCTTCTTCTTATTGCCTTCAAGATATTTATCAGCAAAAGATTCGAACCGACGCACCCAGTCTTTCTTCAGTGTGTTCTTAGAGTTCTCCGCAGAGATATCTTCGCCGTATCCTTGTGCAGTCATACATGCAGCCCAAAGATCATCAAATGCAGCAAGACCATCTACAACTAGACCAGATGCTAATACAGCAGCCACTCCATACTTTTCAACCATTTTTTCAGCGTCGATAACTTCAGTGTTTGGCGCTTGATTGAAATCTTTATCGCCAGAAGTAGACAAGAAAGAAATACCAGCGAAGTGATCCCGATTGCTATAAACATATTCTGCAACATCATCCCAATCCTCTACTAGAATAGTATTAGAAACGTTATGTGATACTGTAGGGTCTGCGCATAGTTCTGGATTTTTACCAGCATTTACCCAATGATTTTGCGCTTTCTTGACAAGATCAAGGTGCTTTACACCAATCAACTTATCTTTGAGAATAGAACCCGTCTTTGGCGTGATAGGAAATGATACTACCCAATCAGTGCCGTTAGCAGACCATACAGAGTCTTCTACCATCTCAGGGTTATTTTTAGCGATTACTTGAGCGACCTCAGAGTCTTTATTCAGTTGTACATTTCGAATGTATCTTTCAGAATGTTCAGCATGAATTCCACTTGCAGTACCCAAGAGTACACTAGCATTGCCACTAGGCTTAACACAAGTAGTCCGAGCAGCAGCATTAATACCAAGTAACTCAGCAATTCTTTTATTAGTTTCTTTGACAATCTCTGCACCCCTTTCTAGAATTTTACTATCAAAAAGAATATCAGGGTTATTCATCCAACCAGTGACAGAGACCCCAAGGAGTGCTTCACGATCAAAAATTGCTTTTGTAGTATCAGGAAGAAATGTAAAGTTTGTATAGCCAGCTTGTAGTGTACCAAGAATAGCGGCAGCTTCACATGCCTTGTAGAATGACTCTTCATCTACACATTGTCCACCATTAATCTCTGTTAGATTGCAGCCCTGCCAACCAGACTGACCATCAATCTGTGGGAACATACCAATCTCTACACATGGATTAGTTGTATGCTCAGTAGATTCTACAAATACGAAACCTGGTTCACCAAATTGTTTAATACTGTCCATGATATTCATGAATTGCTCTTTGGTAGTTTCTTTACGAACAATAACAGCAGAGTTATTAGACCTTGCACGTTGTGGATTATCAGTAAACCAGTTGCCTGTCTTTGCATTCATCATCTCATCATCATCAGGAGAGAACAGACAGATAGTAGCAGACCGACGCACACCACCTGACAGAACAGCATCAGCACAGTGCATAGCAATATCATAGACATGAATAGGACGTAACTGCACAGGTTCCTTAGAACCCATTACAACACCTTGAATAAGGTATTCAATACGATCTAGTGCTTGACGCAAACCATCTGGCCCAGGTGCTTTAAATCCACCAGAAATCTTTGCACCCTTTGGTCGAATGTTAGTCAAGTCAAAGAATACACGACGACCTTCAAACTCTGGATGTGTTCCGCCTTCTACAAAGTACGAAGACATGAGTACGTCAAGTGCAGACGCCCAGCCTTCAATGCTATCTTCTACAATGTAGCCTTTAGCTTGCTTCTTACGCTCTTGGACAGCAGGTAATTTATTTACATGATGATGCTGTACAGAAAACCCTGCACCCGCTCCACAGAGCAGGATATAGAAGTATTCACCAAAGAAAGATGCACGATCTACATAAGAAGATGTGCAGTTGTACATTTTCATTTGATGCTTCAGAAGTTGATCGCCACCAAACTGTAAAGCTCGCTGTGCGCCAAGTACACGCTTTTCTTTGTATGCGACTGTAGCTTTTGTAAATTCTTTTTCTAAAGCTTCGCTGATTTTATCCTTATAATATCCTCTATGCATAGACATAACACGATCAACCGATTCGTCCCAACTTTCATATCTATTTTCATCATCAACATATCTGGAATAAGAATCGTAGAATTTAGTTTGAGACAAAAAGTCTCTCATGTCTAGACTATTGGTCATAGAACGTACCTCTTAATTTGTATGGATTTTTAGAATAAGTGTATTACTTATACTATCTCATTTTTAGAGATAGTGCAATAATTATTTTGACTTTTCTATAGCTCTAGAACCAAACCAAAATGAAATAATTGCAGCAAAGATGGCTTGAGATTGTTCATCCCAAATCACATCTGAGATAGTAGACATATCTTGTCCATTTCTCATTGCTTCCATAACTAACACTGTTTTATAGAACAGAAAGAAACCAAAGAAACAGTATGTGATGATTGGTCGCACACCTTTTTTCAGTCCTGCGAAAAATCCTGTTTCTTTTGAGATTGCAATATCATGTTCGATAAGTCGCTTATGTTCTTCATGATGCGCCATATTTTGCAGATGATCAAATTCTGCGTCTGCCATCTGCATTTTAAGTTCCGCAGATGCTCTCATTTTATCTAACTCATGTTTCTGCTCTTGCTTCTTATTGATTGTTTCTAAAATCTTAGGAGCAAACGAAGTTCCAAATCCAAGCAAAGAACCAATAATAGCAAACATGACAGTTATCCTCTATGTTATGTTAAAACATACGCTTATCTTTTTTCCATCACAAGGATCAACTGAGTGCCATACTGTAGGATCAAATAAAATTAAATCGCCTTCTTGTACATTATTTAGCTCAAACGCATGTTCTCTGTCATCTTTTTTAGAATAAAAAATAGTAGTGTTTTCATTCTCAAGCTCTAGCAAGTAAATTCCTGATACTAATGCACCTGTATGATCGTGAGGGCCATGGTATCCATTATTATTATAATTCTGATGCCAAAACTCAATTTTTTTGGGTAATTTTGTGTATCTCATTTTTGAGAGTAAATAATCACACTTTGGCTGCACAATATTTTTTGCAAATTTATCATAATTAATTTGACTACTACTTGTGTGAAAGGACGTGCCAACTTTTAGGTCCCACATGTAGCCTCTTTGATGATATGAAGTCGCTACATTTTCATCTTGTGCATTTCGATTAATCTTTTTCAGATATTCTGAATCATCAATTCCCTGACTAAAGAAGTAGTCTTTCCATTTTACATGATCTTCTAAACGCAGAACAAATATCCATTTTTCAATAAACCCAGTTAATTGGATTTCATTATCAAGAGTGAACATGTCAGTCCTTTTTACGCTTTAAGAATGCCTTAAATTTCATTGGTGTTGGAATTGTAGCAACATCTGCTGTAGTTGTGCCAGCTTCTTCTTCTTTGACTTTTTTCTTTTTCGTCTTAGAGTATTGTTCAACTAACATATTGATTTCCTCTTTAGATTCTACAGTTAAGTCCATCTCATTTAGTGCAAACTCTGGATCAATGTTGTAATGCTCTTTTAGTAATGCTAATGCTGCTACATAAGATGCAATACGGGATTTACCCAGTGGGAATTTACCTAACAATCTTTTTAAGTTAAATACAATTCTGTGAAAGAGTGTAAAGGCAGCACGTTCATTTGAATTTTCAACTTGCTTATCAGTACGCTCACCGTTCTCATCAATCAGCCCAAGCTTATAGGCTTCGGTCTTATTGAAAGGTGTAACCAATAGCTTTAAAAATCTATATGTATAAACGGTATCCGTTACGATAGAAACGCTCATTAAATTTTCCTAAGTGCGTTAATCACAGTTGTATCCATTTCTATTCCTACTAAATCTGTAGTCTCAAGATATTTAAGTTTAATCAGAAATGGCTTAATAACTGGCCAATATTTAAGTTCTAACTTAACTGCTAAAAGCTTTGTAGCAATCTCAATACCAAAGACATTATAGAATACAATAATATGATTGATTAATAGTCTCTCAGAAATTTCTTTTGTCTCAAGATACCTATTAATCAATCTCTTAATATATTTAATTCTATTTAAATCATCATAAAACTCTTCAGTGCTTGAACACTGAGGATTATTATAATGTTTAGCGGCAACGATTAGATAGTTATCTTCCGTTACTTCTACTTTTTCACTTAAAATTTTCATTCAATGGTTACTTTTTAACCTTCAATTGCTGCAATCATTTTAGATTTAGTCAACGTAGGATCAAGTTCCATACCATGCACTTCAGCAGCATGTTCAATCAACTGTGCTTTAGTCATAGTCGAATGATCAGGATGTTGCTGAACTGGATCAGCTTCAACAAGCACTTCTGCCGTCGGCGCTGCTTCTTCAATAACAGGGTCAGCTTCAATAACAACTTTTGGAGCAGGCGCAGGTGCAGGTGCAGGCGTATCTAATTGCGCCATCATATATTCAGTGACTTCACGGTCACTGTGCTTTCTAGATACCAGAAGTTCACCCGTTTTAGAATCTACCCAGCCTCTGTTAGTCGGCTTAGCGTTAGGTGACCAAGAAGGTGCTTTTAACATGTTATTAATCCTTTAGTTATTCGTCTTCATTTGTTGTAATGCTTTGGTAATACCATCAATAACTTCAGCTTTGATAGGATTAACAAAAGAGGTATCACCATTTCTCTGGTCGCCCATTCTAGGTGGTGTTTGCTTCAGAACATTCTCAGCTTCAGCTTTATTTTTCATGTATTCTTGTTCAGCGTCAAGACCTACTTCCATTTTATGTTGGTCAACGAAAGTTTGCTTGTCGCCCATAGGAACATCAGCAGAACCGGTGTTCATTTGCTTTTGATATGTATCAGACGTAGCATCATTTGGACCATGCTGTGCAGTAGAGCCGGGAGCAGCAGCTTCGTCCATCTTGTCTTTGCCCATCAGAGCGTCATGGTTCTTAATGGCATATGCGTTTGCTTCTTTTTCATCTTCAAACTTAGCTACGACCTTACTATCTTTATCGTATACGCAGTACATTTTCATTTCATCGTTGTACTTAACGTGATCAGTAGGGTCCATTTCTTCAGCCATAGACTTCTTGATAGCCTTACGACGGTTCTTCAGATAGTCATCAGAACTATCTACATCACCATCATTGTCGATATCAGCATCTGCTTTACCTACAGGGTCAAGTTTCTTTGCTTCTGCTTTAG